AATTATTAAAACATCTCGATACCAGACTAAATCAGAAGTTACTAAAACAAAAGAATTACTTCAATTACCAGTTGATTATAAACCATTATGGATACATAGATCTACTCCAGACTACCGTAATGCTATTTCATATATAAAGTCACGCGACGTTTCAGTATTTGATATAATTCGATATCGAATTGGTTACTGTGAAACTGGCCCATATTCTGGTAAAATAATTATTCCTAGCTACGATAGCCATGGCCAATTAAATTATTTTGTTAGTCGAGCGGTTTATCGAGCAGATTGGCAGAAACATAAAAATCCAAAAGTATCTAAAGATATAATAGGATTTGAAATGATGATTAATTGGAATGAACCGGTAATATTATGCGAAGGAGCTTTCGATGCAATTGCGATTAAACGAAATGCATTACCATTATTCGGTAAAATAATACAACCAACATTAAGAAAAAAAATAATACAAGAACGAGTACAGGATATATATATTTGTCTAGATAAAGACGCAATTCGAAATGCATTAGATATAGCAGATAATTTCATGAAAGAAGGGTTAAATGTATATTTTGTAGAATTACATGATCAGGATGCATCTGAATTAGGTTTTGAAACAATAACAGAAATTATTTCGAATACAGACAAATTAACATTTCAATCATTAATTAATTATCAAATGGGTATTTTATGGAAATAAAACGTTTAGATATCGGGATCGACGAGATAACAAACATATTTCATATTAGCGATATACATATAAGAACATTGAAGCGACATCGAGAATACCGAGAAGTATTTGAAACTACAATGTCAAAAATTAAACAACATGCTAACGAAAAGAGTTGTTGTATAATTACCGGAGATATTGTTCATAGTAAATTGGATATGAGTCCAGAATTAGTAAAAATGTTAACTGAATTTTTCAACATGTTTACTATACCTACTATAGTTATACTAGGTAATCACGACATGAATCTTAACAATATTCATCGTATTGATGCATTATCGCCAATATTGGATGTAATACAAAATAAAAATATACATTTTATAAAAGAAAATGCTGTATATGAAATTGCCAATGTTTTATTCAATCATATGGCAGTAGACGTGCCGCCTGATCAATATATCCAAGCAGCTGATATTAATTCAGATAAATATAAAATTGCATTGCATCATGGAGCGGTACATTCTGCTAAAACCGATATCGGTTATGAAATATCAAATAAACATGTAAAAACAGATATTTTTAATGGACATGATCTAGTATTATTAGGAGATATTCACAAATCAAATCAAACTTTACAGTCATATAATATAAATAATAATATTAAAAAACCATTAATAAAATATGTAGGATCACTCATCCAGCAAAATCATGGAGAATCATTAGAACACGGAATATTACATTGGAATTTAATAGATCATACGTCTGAATTTATAGAAATACCTAATGATTATGGGTATATAACATTCGAATTAGAAGGAACTACTATTATTTCTGCCCCCAAACGAATACCAAACAAACCGCGCGTACGTATAAAATTTAATAATACAGATGCAGCGGATATGAAAAAATTTATAACTACACTTCGGTCTAAATATCATATTCAAGATATATCAATTCAACGCAATAATTCTGCAAATAATAACAATGAGATATCTAATATAACTATAGGCGACGTACGAGATGTTGAATATCAAAATAATTTAATAACTGAATATTTACATAATAATAACCCGGACATTACGGAAGATGAATTAGATGCAGTAAGACATATTAATCGTACAATAAATACTAAATTACCTACATTAGAATCAATTAGACACGTAACATGGACGCCAATATCATTTGAATTTGAAAACATGTTTTCATATGGAGAGAATAATTTAATTGATTTTACAAAAATATCAGATGTTACTGGATTATTTGCTCCTAATACTTCTGGTAAATCTAGTTTATTAGATTCAATAACATATACTATATTTGATAAATGTAGCAAAACAAGTAAAGCAAAAGAAGTTTTAAATACACAAAAATCTTCTTTCTATGGAAAATTTAAATTTAAAATTAATGATATATTATATACTATTCACCGAAAAGGAATTAAACAAAAATCAGGTCATGTCAAAGTTAATGTGAATTTTTCCACTGAGTCTGAAAATTTAAATGGTGAAGAGCGTAGTGAAACAAATAAAAATATTCGAAAATATTTAGGTACATATGATGATTTCATATTAACTGCATTTTCATTACAGTCGGATAGTAATAATTTTATTGATAAATCACAACGAGAACGTAAAGATTTATTATCACAATTTTTAGATATAACTGTATTTGAACAAATTTATCAGTTAGCTAATAATGATATCAAAGAAACTGCAGGCAAGTTACGCGAATACAAAAAAACAGATTTTGCAGAAATAATAACAATGTCAGATAATATTATTAATAGTAATAAAGATTTTATTATCGAATGTGAAACATCAGAGTCAATTTTATCAACTCAACGAAATGATTTACAAAATAAAATTTTAAATTTAATTGAATCTAAACAAGCAACAACATATAATGGTCCTAATATTTCAATATTAGAACAAAATGAAATATCTTTAATTGAAAATATAGAATTATTACAAGAACAAATTACTGATAAAGAATTACAAATTGAATCATATGATACAAATATAAAATCCAAACGTTCAAAATTAAAACAATATGATATTAATTTTATAAATAAGCAAGTAGATATATTTAATGAATGTCAATCAAACTATGATGAGACCAATAGAAAAATTAAACAAATTCAAACAGATATTGATATTAAACAAAGAAAAATCGATCATTTATCCGAACATGAATATGACCCAAACTGTACATATTGCGTCTCTAACATATTCGTTCAAGATGCATACAAAGCCCAGGATGAAATTGAAATGGATAAATCTATACTAGAAAAATTATCTAATAATTTATTAGAATTACAAGATAATATCAATGAATTACAACAATACGCTATTGACAAAAAAAATATTAATGATTTAAAAATAGAAATTGAAAATAGTGTAAATCAAATAGAAAGATCAGAATTAGAACTTCAAATTATTGAAAATGAGTTACAAACAAAAGAGTCTGAACTAGAATCATGTCATGAGCGACAAGAACATTTTCATAAAAATAAAACTGCTATAGAATTTAATACAAAAATAGAACAACAAATTCAATTATTAAAAAATGATATTGAAACAAAAAATTCTAAATTAAAATATATTTCAGATCAAATTAAATCTAAATATGGAGAAATTGAAGTAGCTCGAACTAACAAGAAAAATGCACTCAGTCAACTTGAAAAATATAAACAATTAGATACTGAATACCGCGCATTTGAATATTATTTAAAATCAATTAGTCGAAACGGAGTTCCATATGATTTAGTTGCAATGGCAATTCCTAAAATTGAATCTGAAATAAACAATGTACTCAATCAAATTGTAGATTTTAATATTGTATTACATACGGATGGTAAAAATATTAATGGTTATATTGTATACGATGAACAAAACAGCTGGCCATTAGAATTAAGCAGCGGTATGGAACGATTTGTTTCTAGTTTAGCTATAAGGATTGGACTTATCAATGTATCGGCCTTACCCCGTCCTAATTTTATTGCAATCGATGAAGGGTTCGGAACACTAGATGCAGAACACGTAATTTCATTACAAAGTTTATTTGAATATTTAAGAACGAAATTTGATTTTTCGATTATTATATCCCATGTTGAGTCAATGTGCGATATGGTAGACAATTTATTAGAAGTCAATAAAGAAGACGGATTTAGTAAAATTTGCAATATATAATATAAATTATAATGATTAAATATTGATGATATTTATTTATAAAATATATAGATACAATGCAAAAGAAAACTACAATAAAGCGAGGATTAATTGATATTCCAGTTTATGAAACTGATACATCATTAACTTCGCCCGATTATTTTGCAATTACCGAATTTCCCAATCGATTAACTGCGGGCAAAAATATAATTAAATTACGAGGTAATCCAAATATATTTCAGCCAGGTACACAATTACAAGTAGAAGTTTTAGATTATAATAATGATCCTATATATAGTGAGTTTTTAACTACATTTATTGACGAAGATAATTCTCGTGTAATTGTAATTTATATATATACAGATACATCGCCAGGTGACGCTACTATTACATTATTAAGTACATTAAAAAATATACCACCAGAATGGCAAAATAAACCTAATATTAAATGGTCTCGCAACGTTGCAGTTAATCCAACGGCGAATAATATAACAGATATAATTTTCGAAACACCGCCGACAGTTAACATAACTGAACAAGTAGGGGTGCAATTGAATCGATCATATACAACACAACAATTTACACAATATTCAGACGGTCAAATATCATTTATCGATCGTAATTCAACACCAATTGCCATTATTCAAGGTGGAGAATTTAACTCAGACATGAAAGGCGGTACATTAACAGTATCGTCCCCACAAAATTCGCAACCAACGCCGAATATTAATATTAATAATAATGAATATACGAGTACTATTAAAAAAGTATTATCATCTAATTCAATTGAATTGGATTCTAGATATATTGTTTTTTCTAGTCAAAGTTTATTTTCTCATGTATATAATAGTTTCGATTTATCAAATTATACAATTGATTATGAAGAAACCCCTGTGTATACACCGACTCAAAATTCAGAATCATTTGCATTTATAGAAATAGAAGGATTAGACCCGGCAGCAGGAGATGTAAATCGAATTAAAGTTTATATATCAGGCGAAGGTACTGTTGGAACATATGAATTAATTAATGATATAGAATTAGAAGAAACAGATATTTTTGTGCCGTCTACATCTAGTATAACACCATATGTTAATATCGGCGAAATAACAAGTCAATCGATAATTGATTCATATTGGAACGGAGTTACATACACAGGAAAATCTACTTCAACATCTCCCACATTAACATATGAATCCAGTAGTTTAAATAATGCATTATCAGTTGTACCTACAGTTAATATTCCTAGGAAAAATGATGTATATTTATTACAAGTATCAGAATCAATATCTGGTAAATTTATAAAAAATGCTCAATATAAAGTTTCATTTGATGCAATTGCAAATAAACATGTTACGAGTAATAATCAAAATCCAAGAATTCATGTATACATGAGTGGTAGTTCATTTAATTATGATGTTACTGATTATTATAATCAAGAATTACCAAAAAAAGTTGGAAAAAAAATTGGTGAATTAGAAATTAAATCTACATCACAAAGAATCGATGATAAAACATTTTATTTTAATGCAGACAATACCGGTACCGGTATTTTAATTTTTATTATCGAATCGGGAGCGTGGTCATTTTCTGATATCAGAACCACTACAGACAACGATCCTGGCTATACGCCAAACTATACGCGTTTTAGAACCGAAATTCCGACAAAACATAAATCTGGAAACCAATTATCATTTAAAATTGAATATTATAATATTAATGGAGACCGTAGTCAATTAATCACATTTAAACGAAATCTAGATTGGTCGGGGGGAAATCGATATATTGACGGGGACTTTTCCATGATAACTGGCTCATTATATGTCGCAGATTCACTTGAAACTGGAATCGCGATATCAGGGTTATCTGGTACCGGATTTATTAGAAGTTTAGGGTATTCTGGATTTG